GTTCTTCAGCCATAAAAAATCTTAATAATTATTAATATACTAACTCCACTTTACTTTGTCAGCCCAATAAGCTGCACTTGTCTTACCTTTTGCAATATTTTTTGCGTGTCTTGCTTTAAAACTCTTACGTTTTGCCTTATCAGCATCACTTTCACCTTTTCTAGGTCGTTTTGTCTTTGCTCCCTGCATACCAAATCTTATAAGTCTAAATCCATCTCCTTGTTTGATAACCACAGCATGAGACTTACCACTTGAATGTCCTGGAGTTCTGATTGGTTTATCAACCCCTTGAAAAGTATGACCACCTCTTTTAATTGTCATTTCCCTATCTTCTCCTGTGCCATTCTGTGCGCTCTTGCAAAACTCATACCCTCACGCATTTTTCTAACCATGTAATTCATGTGCCTTTTGGTGTGATGCGCTGAATGAGCCTTCAATGTTTCTTTTTGTTTTTTTGTTAGAGCAGCCATTATCTTTTCTTTTGATATTTTGAATAAATTTTAGCGTCTGCTGTTCTTGCTTTATCACCTCTCATATAACTATTAACTCTACCCATAGCCCACGCTGCCATCGGCACATTACGAGATCCAGCACCAAGATATGCGCCCTGTCCCTTGCGATAAACTTCTGCAAGTTCACCATAAAAAAAACGAGTGCCTTCTGCCTTTTTCTTAAGGCTAGCTTTTACGCTTTCGCTTAGTGGTTTTCTTCTTTTTGCCTGAGACATTTTGTTTGGTGCGTGATTTAGATACAGCCTTTATATCAATAAACTCTCCTTTTCTGTAGGCTTCGGCAGTCCTCTTGATCTCAGCAGCTTTCGCTGCCTTGTTCTTTGCTCCAGACAGATATTTTTTGGGAACACCTGTCTTTTTGTCTTTTGCAACTCGCCTAAACTTTCTAGTCACTTTTTAGATTTTTTCTTAGTTGCTGGTTTTGTTTCTTTTACAGCCTTCGGCTTTGACTCATCATAAGTCTGGACTTTAAACGTATATCCCATTATTTTTTACCTCCTTTCTTTTTCTTTTTACCCTTTGGCTTCATTGATCCATAGTGTGAAGGCATGACAATAAAAGTAGCTGTTTATATATTACTTCCTTTTACGTTTCTTAGCTGTTTTCTTTTTGCCTGCTGTCGATAATGCAATCGCAATTGCTTGGGATCTTGATTTGCCTTCTTTCATCAACATTCTGATATTACCTGTGATTGTTTTTTGTGACTTCCCTTTTCTAATTGGCATCTTTGTATTTTGCAGCTAGTTCTTTTAATGTTAACTCTGATCCATCCTCACGGATAATTTTTTTTAGAGCATTTGTGGCGTTAAGTTGTTTTGTTCCTCGTTTAGGACTCATCAAATAATTGAAATATCTTTTCTTTTTCCCCAATACCTTGTCTTGTACATCAGGATTATCTTTCAACCAATTTGCATAATTTGTGTCTTGAGGAACACGACCTGTTGCACTTGGTCTTGTATTTGGAAAAGCCCTTGCCAAATCATCATCATCAATAACAGGAACAGTAGTTGACCTACAGTTGAAATGTTGTGGAGGAACAGGGCCTTGATCATATCTAAACAACTGACCATCTAGCCTTTGACATATAGAACTTGTCCTTGCATCAAGTGTTGCGACATATTGATATCTGCCTGTTATATCTTTGTTTGCTGCATACACCGCCTGACTTGCTGCATTTTGTACCTGGTTAACAGTTGTTCTTACTACAGTTGAGATTTGTTTATTTGATAGAAGCATCCCCTCAGAATTTTTTAATGCAGAGTTTAATGCGATTGCATTTTGTGGTTTGGCATTAAATCTAAGGTTTGGCCCTTTTAACCTTTTCACAATTTTTGGTAAAGACTCGCCTTCTAAAACACCAAGTCTGATTGCTTTTGAAAGTCTTGAGGCGGAATCTTCAGCAATACCTCTAAATGATTTCTTTACATTTTTGCCGTTTGGCAACGATATCTCCGATCCTCTTTTTGCGGTCAATGCAAACTGAGCAGATCTAAACACACCATCTTTGTCTCTTAATCTAATAGTCATGGCAGTCGGATCTTTTGTGACAATAGATTTTGCAAAGTCAGGAGAAACAGCAACAGTATTTACCTGAAACTCTCCTTTTGGTAAAACCCTTTGCAATTGATCCTTAACAAAACCAACTTGAAACTCTGCCAAGTTTTGCAGTTCATCAATCATATAAGCTGCACTTTCATTCTCCCAGCCTTTCAAACTATCAACCATTTGTGCCAATATTGATCGTAACCTTGCAGTTGTAGTTGGGCTGTTACCCTCAAGATCTCTTATCTTTCTAAGAACATCTAAAATTACTTCATTGAATTGACTAGCAATTTGAAACTGAACCTTATTGCTGTATCTGTTCAGATCAATCGCTTCACGATAGAAAGCCTCTGGAACTGCCATTTATTATGATTCATCTGTTTGAGTTGGGGCTTCCATTTCGATCAAACCACCAGCTTGAGTTGCCTCAACTTCTTCCTCCACATCGAAATCATCACCAAGAATCTCACCACTGCTTAACTGTGTAAGTAACGTTTCCTGGCTGATAGTGCCAGCAGTAAATAATGCAAGTAATGATTGGATCTCCTGTGGTTCTAGTCTTGCGGTTACAAAGTCTCTATTCACAAAACTACTGCCAGCATTTGGTTCGTTAAGATATTCACTATGAAACTTAAGGCAGTTATCAATCAGGTCTTGCATCTGCTGGGCAATGACCATCATTGTGCTGTCATTTTGTGAACGGTCTATCCTCTTGGCCTCGGCTGACTCACCAACTAGCTTTTGACCCAGCACCGCAGCTAATGACAATGTATTAATTTGGTCTGCGATATCTTTGAGCCTTGTGAACTGACTGTCGTAACTGTCACCCGATGGGCTGACATATTCCATCCTTGATTCAGGTGGCAATGATAATGCCTCATTAGGGCCTGTTGTTATCTCATCTGCATTTGGATAACCAAAAACTGCAAGCAATGGAACAGAACTGATATGCAAAATATTATCAAGGTCACTCTGTATTTGATAATGCTTGAGGTTTAATTCTGCTATGTCATACAAAGGGCTGCGGCTTTCAAACATCCCAACCCTATTAGCATAAGCAATAGAAAAAGGAATCTTATCCTTTATGCTCATCTCTCCTTCATCATGTAATTTATATTCACCCTTATTATTTTTTCTATGGATTTCATATCTACCAGGCTCAAGCACTCTGATCTGTTTTACAATCTTTTCTCCATACTTCCCATCAGATTCAACAACCTGTTCCATCAATCGCAGTTGAGTTAATTTTCTTACACCATCAACAATCTCTGTCCTCCAGCCAAGAATATCTTTAGGTGCATAAGTAACCCAATAAGGTCTGGCCTTTTCTCCATCTTTCGGTGCGTCAACAAGAACACCAACATGACCAAAAGAAATTGCAACCCTAGCTGTTTGATATAACCAGACATTTAAATCATTACCTTCAAGGTCTACATCAAATAATTGCTCTCTAACTAAATCAGATACATCATCAAGTCTGATTGGTTTTCTGACCAACATACCTGAAAGCATTTTTTCTATTCGTTGCAAATATGGAACTACTGTTGACCTACTCAAACGAACGTCATATGAATCATCAGTTTCTCTGCTTTCCTGTGGGAGGTATTTTCTATGTTCACTTCTGATCTTATATGTTCCCTCTTTCAAATCTTCAACCAAACCCCAGAAATTTGCCATCCTCTGATAAGCAGCATTAGGACTTGCAACCGTTGTAGGAGCTAGTGTTACAGGCTGATTGTAAATATTCAGAGAGCTATACACGGTTTTTCCTCATAGTACCATTACTTTTAATATATTCTAATACCAGTTGGCTTGCCTGTTCTACCATAAAGAATATTAAATTCACGATAAATTAAATAACCCAAGGCATCATTCATATGGTCATATCCATTTTGCTTATCAGGATCACCTGTCTTTTCATCGTAACTTTGCAATTCGAGGCACTCAATCAAACGAGAGCAACGGGCATGAATCTCCAAACGTCTTTCCCCTTTGCCGTTCTGTAGTAACGCATTGACGGTTGCAACTCTATCTTTGATAAAGGGGTTGCTCTTGAGAGCCATTGAACTGAAGCCGTAACTTTCGAGGATTGCAATGTCTGTTTTTGATGCATTAATCGTTGAACGTGCTGAGCCACTTGCGTCTGGGTAAACTATTATTCTGTTTGAAGGATAACGTCTTTTAATTTCTTGCGCCAAGGCATCTGTATCATTTTGTTTTGATATTTCATCTATGATAATTAATTTGTCTCCAGACTTGACACCAACCACGGCATTGCAATTCATCACGTTAAAGTCCACCCCGATTCTTAACACTTCCATCTTGATATCAAACGGTATTTTGTTGATAACATGATGATTACGGTCGAAACGGTCATAAACCTGACCGCTTGTAAGGTTAACCCATTGGCCAAGGAGATAAGCTTTTATTAACTGCGGTGGATAATTTTCCTCAAGAGATTGAATAAAGTTGTCAGGAAGAAAAGGGTTATCTTTTGTCTTTGCCTGGATCAATCCTGTGTCAGATTTTTTGTTTTTCTCAAAAGTTTCAAATGCCCAGCCATGACCTTCGGGAGTTGTTGTTGCGTAAAACTGTTGAACATTTCCAGATCTAAGTCTTGCAAGTGCCATATTCATAGCATTTTCTGCTTCTCGTTTTGGCACAGTATCTGCCTCATCAAATCCAATTGCACATAAGTTTTGGCCTCGTAATCTTTGATAAGTAAGCATGGTTCTTAATAAGATTGTGTGAGTGCCTTCTTTAAATTCCAAAGTAAAAGATGGTAAAGGAGATGCTCTATAAGAAAAAGGAATCTGCCATTGATCCAACAGTTCATTCATTGTCCTCACAAGAATATCAACCAGCATTGCGTGAGTTGGCTCAAAGAGTGCTGATACATGACCAATATTCATTGCTGCAAGTATTGTTGCTTTTGCAACTAAACCGACTGTTTTACCAGCACCAAAACCACAGACCAAAGCCAGTTTTCTATGATCAAGGTCATCACAAAATTTTGATTGATGCGGAAGTAAATCCTGATTGATGCGCTCTATAGCCTCACTTGCTGTCGGTATATCATAGG